GTCAGGAGAGTTACATGCGCACGTGAACCGGAAGATATCGGCTATCATGAACGACTACGTGCAAACCAGTATGCTAATGTTCCAGTTAATTCGGGAATAAAACGCAGATGGTTGAAGTGGTTCAGGCATGGATTGAGAGTATCATTGTTATCGGTGGAAGACCCCGAGAGTGAGAGGAATAAGTGGGTGGAAGCTACACACCCAAAGAAACTCTTGAGGGTGAGAGCCCGAAGGGACATTGACATGGATGGAAGACAGGGAGACTTTAAGTACCTCCGGCTCGTTGAGTATAAGTGCAAACCTGGGGAGCTACTTCCCAGGAATAAATATCTCCGCGCCGTTGGAGACTGTACCACTCATGGTTCATTGAAGTTAGGATACTTCATGGACCATGTTAAGGAGCAGTTTTCCCAAAGTTTTAGGTATGGGGGACTACACTTAAAATTTGTGAAGTCACCTGAATTATCTGAGCTCAGGGAGGTGTTTAATGAGCTTATTTCCCCTTCTGGAAACGTCTTTTTTCCATTTTTTAGCGATGATTCTTGTGTTAGTGTTAGGTGCGCTGACGGTGTCCTTATGGCTAATATGGACATTAGCGCTGCTGACGGGTCAAATTTTAACCCAGTTTTTGATGTGCTTAAGTATGTGATGTCAGTTGATCCACGGTTCTGCCGGGATATTGACGGGGCTTTTGAGCAATTGAAAAGTGTGTGTGTGATTAGATCCCCAGAGGCGCCATATGGGCATCGGAAGCGAGTAGTGAAGTTAAGGCCAAGGCAGGACCGGGTATTATACTCCGGTACTGTCCTCACTACTAGCACTAACAACACCTCGAACTCTCTCATTGCGTTAAGGTTTATGGAAAAGTATCGACCTAGTATGCGTAAGGAAGAAGCGATTGTTGCCCTCCGAGAAGCTGCTATGGAAGTTGGGTTCACAGTGAAAGTGGATGTGTGTAGGACGTATCATTTTTTACAGTTCTTGAAGCACTCTCCATGCATGAATGAGAACAACCAAATCGATGCTGTGTTGAATGTTGGTACACTGTTGCGTGGTTTCGAGACGTGCGCTAGTACACTGCCAGGTAGTAAGAATTGGACTATCACGAGGCGGTTTCAGGCGTTCAACTCGGAAGTTATCCGCGGTCGCGTCCACTCAGGGATGCATTGTATCAATGACGCATTTAAAACCAAAATCGTGCGCGATAGAGTGAAAGTGCCTTTGACCTGGCTAGAGGAGCATACAACAGGCTCACAGCTAGGCCGGATTGGTAGTAGTGAACTAGGTGTGAGGTACGGTCTGTCGGGTGTTCAAATTGAGGAGTTAGCTGAGATGATAGCTGTGGCTGAGATCGGTGACTTCGTCACCGCTCCATGGCTTGATAACATCTTTTCCGTTGACTACGGTTACTGATGGAAGCTTCAATTTTCTAGTTTGAACTCACGGATCGTGTGGTGAGGTCCCCCAAACCTGAGAGAGGGGCGGATTAGCCATCCGAACACAGATTGGTAGAGGCATTAGGCTTCGAAGAGTTAACATGTACCTTTTGGGGCTCTACATGGACCGGG